GCTACCGGAGTGGTAGAAATTTCATAACTGAAAGTGATAGCTTCTGGCGAATCATTAATAGTTTGATAATTCTTCTCAGAAGGAGCAGCTAATGCTCCGTAAATAAGATGAATCTTATACCCGTATTCTTGCCCTTCGGTATCATTACCGATTAATGTACGATAAGCTAAACCGAAAGAAGAACGATTTTGCTGCCCTACTAATAAGCCTGGAGTAGGTTCTGCTGAACCATCACATGCTGCCCATTCGTCCGGATAGGTATAGCATTCAATTGTTGCTCCAAATTCTTCCGTCGACATCAAATTCAAATACTTTGTGTTGTCTGCGTATAGTGGCTCTGCCTCTGCTCCAGAAGGACTTTCTGTTACATTAGTCAAACCATTCCAGGCAACCCCTAAAGGGTAAGTACCATTAGTACTTTGTGGGTACAAAACGCCACGATCTACGCCTGCTTCATACAAACGTTTTCCAGTTTCGTCCCATTTGATTTTAAAAGTCATTTTTTAGTTTCCTCCTTTTTTAGAAATAAAGTGTATAGACATCATGATTTAAACCATTAGACGTATAGTGCCTATCAAATATACAAGCAGGCAACATTAATAATTTGTCTATGATTAAGCTATCCGGGTTACTGTCTATTAGCGTTACCGAATATCTTTTTTTGTGTTTATACGGTAAGTTATTTGCAAACTCCGTATTAATTCTTTCTCTTCGATACAAAATACAAGGATATTTCAATGACATCGTTGGCGGCGGCTGAAAATATACATTTGCCGAACCTAAAATTGATACTAAAATATCTTGCAATTCTAATCTAGTGCCCATTATACACCCCGCCAATCGTTAAAATAAGACGAGGGCCTTCGACATCTATATTAGATATCTTCCAATTAACCCCCATCCAATTTACATACCGAATATGATCTAAAAGTTGAAAAGCATACATGTTAGCAAGAATACTTATTTTATTGTTTACTACAATATCATCATTAAGATTTGCGCCTTGTTGCCATCGTTTTGTGTTTTGAAGAATATCACCATAATAGGCTCTCTCCGTTATTTTTTCAGTCCATACCCCTGGCGAAGTTTCTTCTGTTTCAACAAATCCTATTACGCCATAGAACTTTGCCATCCTAGTGTACTCCTTTACAGACCAAGATCTGCTAGTTTCATTTTCTCTTTTAACACCTTTTTATATTTTTTAAGCATTTCTGCTTTAACTAAAAGTTGTCTATACAGAGATTCATCTACAGGAAAGGGAGTAATACCGCTATTATAACGTTCTATCTTGTTATTGATTTTTTTTAATCGATCACATACTTCATCATACTCTAACTTGATATACTCTGAATTACTCCCTCTCATTACTTATTAACCGGCTAAACTAAAGGAAGCTTTTCGATAACAATCGCCGATTTAGGTTTAACTAATGCCCCAGAACAACGGGTTTCAATTAAATACTTAAATTGGTTATAATCAATATCGAAGTCATCAAACATATTAACTGCACCGCCTTTGTCTGCGCCCATTTTGTAATCTTTAAGATTAACTAAAATAGCAACTAAAGACATCGTGGTATCAACTAAATCGATAGTCTCAATTCTTGTTACCCCCGCCATTACCGGAACTTCCACTATTTCTTCAACAAGAAGTGCGGCTGCTAAATCAGCTTTAGTATTATATAAACGACGGCCAAGAGAATCTTTTAACAACAACATATCAAGCACTGTCGCTGTTGTTGTATACATTCTTACCGAACCTGAACCTTTGTAGAACTGATGTGATTTGACGATTTCATCAATTAAATCTTTTGTAGTAATGTTATTAGCTAACGCAATATGATGAGAATATAAATCCGCATCAGAAAAGATAGGACGAATATTCGTTTCGCTGATCTTGTCTTCGGAAGCCACATCACGGCCATCACCTACTAAAACAGAACGAGCAAGCTCTTCGTCTAACATCATACGCATTTCAGCCTTCAACCAAGCAACAACATCGATATCCGTGATATCAATAATATCATCACGATCTAATTTTTGTTTCTTATAAATCGTTGTGGGAGTAGTAATACGTTTAGCTAAAGCGAAGAATTCTTCTTTCTTCAAAGTACCCTTAATATAACCTCTAGCCCTAGCCTCTTCATGAGTAATATCTGCAGACATACTCTTAATACGAGAGAAAGGTGTATGCGAAGTGCCTGCTAATACTTTATGCACCCAGCCCATTTCACGGGAAACCCATTCCGGGGTAGGAGTAACGTTTCTAGCATCCGGAAATAGAAAATCAATATTTTCAATACCATAAGTCACAGCGTGCGCCAAAGCCGCAGCTTTCAAAGAACCATTGTAATTCTTTTTAGAATCCTCTACCATAGCAACAAAATCAGCATGTGATAATACTGTTGACTTGTCCTCATTATCTTCAAATACATTCTTTTTCATTTTATTTCCTCCTTCATCAGAATGTTCAGCCTCTTCCTCTTCCTCATCGTTGCCTTCCATTGCTTGAGCAAGCAAGGCATATACTACATTTTTTTGTTTTTCATTCAACGTATCAAATACGTCTTGAACTGTTTCGTCCTTATCTTCATGTTTTACTTCTTTATCTTTATTCATTGAATGTTCGACCTCCTCCTTTTCAACGGAAAGTGTTAACCCGGTATAAATAACTGCTTCTGTTTCGTCAGTCTCATACGTTCCGTCTGAGTGAGCGAAATTCAAATTGTCGATCAATGCCCCAGGATTAGCCCCTGTTAGAACTAAGCTAACTTCTCTAATCTCTCCATGCAAAACAATTTTACGATCCTGCTTGAGTTTATTAGCATAAATAGATAATGCTGTAATATCCCCATGCTTAACCAATTCTTTTGCATTCTTTCCGGCTTCATTATCATTTAAGATGCAATAAGCATACACGCCATCTGCTCTATTTTCAAGAACAGCGTGTCCTAAAATATTAGTAGGCTCATTGTGTAAATGCTGCCATACTAATGGTACTTTATTCCCATCGTTATGCTTAAAAGCATCTTTTTTAATGACCCGGCCATCTGAGCATTTAAGATCATTTTTTGTGGCATAGCCACTAAAATCATACCTCATGATTACCTCCTTTGCTTAGTTTTTGTGAAGAATCTTCTTCTACAGGGTTACTAGCCCCTTCATTAGGATTAAGATTTTTGTTACGAAGTTCTTCCGCCCGTGGATCTGATGATGGCTTATACCCAATAATAGCACGAACATCATTAGAAGAAAGAATTTCATTACGTGTGAACTTGTCGGCAATATCTGCCATCTGGTTCACTGGAACAAGTTTAAACGGATCGCGGAAATATACAATAGACTGAAGCTGAGTTCTTGCAGTTTTGGTTAAGAACTTTCTTTTCATCTCCTCAGTTATTGCCGTTAATATGGGTTCCACAGTTCGGTTATAATAATTAAGCATTGTTTTCTCATCAGCAGTACCATCCATGACACTTTCTGTAATACCTAACTGGCCATATAGCATACTCGTTAAATATTCAATTTGGGCCATAAGATTATTCTCTGCTGGGCGATTCAACTGCGTAACCTTTTCTGTACCGTCTGTATAAGCTATTCCATACTTAGAGCCTGATAACTGAAATTCAATATCTTTCCGACGTTTTTCGGCTTGTTCTTGTCTTGCTTGCGATTTAATTACATACGGCAATTGAATAATTAAATCTAACTTCCCTGAACTACTTTGCTCGTCAATTGCATCGAGCAAATTTAATTTATGTACTAGCCTTCTCAAAGTAGAGTTAGGCTCATTCATAACTGCGTATAAAGGATTTTCAATAATTGCCACCATTTTTTTTGGTAAAGTCAACTCTTCTTTTTGTCCAGTTTTATCGTTATAAATCTTTACTCGGACATTATTTGGAAACCATTCCAAAATTTTAGCAGTTCTTAATGTGTTAATCTCGTATGATGACGATTTAGTAGGATCAATAGTTGTGTCAACGGGAACTACTGCTACTGTGCCTTCGTCAAACATAGACATCACAATATCTTGTATTAATGCTCTTCCCGATTGATCAATGTTGGCTTCTATCTTTAAACATTCATTTAAAGAACCGTCAATACTTTCTAAGTACCTTCCATTTTGATCTAAACGAACATGTTCTATGTCTATAGCCGCTACGTCAATTGCTATACGGTTATAAATAGAAGATATAATGGACCGTTCATTGCCAATGGTTAACCTTACTCTATCTGGTCTAGTAGAATAACTCATGCCTGCTTCTGGGAACCACCCTCCAGCTGGATCTCTGTTTCTAAACGCATTCCAGGCATGTTGAATACGCTCTCTAAATGTTGTAGGCATATATCATCCTCCTTTAAGGCCTTCTAATATTGTCAATAACCGCCAATTGTAAATCATCTGATTGCCAAATTACATTATCGACTTTTTCTTGCAACAATCTACCACCCCAACGATCAAACACTCTTTTATCTTCTGCGGCTCTGCGAACTGCGTCAACGAATTTTTTCTTTCTTTGTACATTATAATAGTGGTGACCTGCTTTTGCTCCCATTACTGCTGCATGCAAGCCTGCCTCCATTAAATCTTCTTTAGATACTAAATCGTTTAGCCCTCTAGCCTTTCCGGGTTTTCTAGTTCCGTGATCTTGGTATTTATTTGCAGCTGATTTAGCCAATGCGTCCTTTGTGGCAATCTCAAAAGCTGTTTTAAATGCAATATTTTTAGCTAATGAGAGCATCTGTTTTTTACTTATGGGCCTTCCTGCTACTGTTAATACCCCTACTGCCATTAAAGGCAATGCTGCTTTTTTAGCAGCTGTTGTTGCAATTATTGTTGAATATGGACGATTACGCCATTCAAATCTTTTTGCATCCGAAGTGCCTTTTACCGAAGGATTTTTTAATATTTTTCTTAGCTTTTTACGATAAGCAATTTCATTTGCTTTTCTAGTCCGAATATAACCTGATACTTTTTTTCGAATCCCCCATTTCATACCTAAAACGCCATAGTGGGCTAAATATGATTGATCATCGTACATGTTGCCTCCTTGCTAATATCTCTTCTAATTCAGAAGAACAAGGGCCTACTTTTACTTTTTTTAAAAGAAAAGCCAATAATAAAACTAAAAATATCTTTTTTGATTTCATTTGTTTTTCGACCTTTCTATCATTCTGTAAATTTCAGTGTTCGACATTTTTGTATCAGGATGTTTTTTACGATAGTCCTTTACATAATTATCTCTTATTTTTGATTGCGCTACATCGTCAAACTTTTTAATTCCTGCCTTATAACCAGCATAAACTCCTCCATATCCAGCTAATTGAGGCACAAAAACCATAGCATTTCCTTTAACTGCATCCTTAACTAATTGGGGGCCTACTAATTCTTGTACTGATTTTACTGCTATTTTTCCTTTCGTATCGAAAGTTATTATAGGATTTATAGCTCCATACCCAGAATATTTCGAGTCGTTAACATCTTTTATTGCATTGTATCCTTTTCTTGCCAGCTCCTGTAAATATCGATCAGTTGCCGTTTGTTGAACTAGGCCATGATCAACCAAGGACGCATTAAATACTTCATAAACATTTTTATCAATTATTCCTGCTCCTATACTTTGTCTAGCTTTTTTCACCTTTCTCATATAAATGGGGGACATTTCTAAGAAAGTATTGTTTACAGCATTTGTTAAAACCTTAGCAAAATTAGGATCACTTTTATATAATTCTCCTAGAATTTTTTCAGCAGCTTTAGGCGATGCCTGTTTAATATCCGATAATATTTCAATATTCTTAGTATACGCATTACCCTCTTTTAGTTTTAAAACATAACCATAAAGCCCCCGGTATTTAATTTTGTCAAGGCCGTTATCTGTAGTATAAAAAACATCTCTAACGCCAAGAGTACCGTCGCTCGAAACATTTTGCAACATGGTACCACTTTTTAAAATTTTATCTATATTGTGTTCTCTATACTTATAAGTAGCATATGCCCCGCCCGCTACTACTGCCACGGCAGCTACCCCCATTAATATTTTTTTAGTTCTTATATTTTGATAGGCTGCTACTGCTGCTTCGTCTGGGGACATTCCTTTTTTTTGATATTCTTTTTCCAAAGTTAATTGCTTTTCTGATTTCTTAATTTTATTAAGTTTTTCAAGAATTTTAGTACTTCGCAAATCATCTTTAGCATAGGAATGCTCTCTCACTGTCGACTCTAATTTTTCCAAATCTGCTTTCGATGCTACACCAAATGCACTTTTTAGATTCACTTTCCTAGATTCTATCTTAAAATCCTTTTTCGTTTTCTTTACATTTTCTTTAGCTTTTTTTACCCCAGGAGAATCCACTTTTTTTCGAATCCCCCATTTCATACCTAAAACGCCATAGTGGGCTAAATATGATTGATCATCGTACATGTTGCCTCCTTACTCTAGCGCTTCTTTATTAAGCTTGTACGCTACCCAAGCATCCATTAATGCCGCTACACTATCAATCTTTTGATCGTATCTCTTCTTAAATAACTTCCGATTACCGTTTGTATCTTCTAACGTGATCGTATTCCCCATAGTATATGACATCATTGACTGATCAAATATAAGCATTCTTTCCTCAGCAAGATTCTTTAATTCGCCTAAAGGCACTGACTCTGTTTTTGCTCCCTGAATAACTTTCTCTATACCAAATGGACCATTTTCTTGTTCCCATCTGTTTATAAATTCTTTAGCGTTATAAGGATCGTATCCTACGGCACGGACATCATACTGAGAATCTAATATAAATTTATCCAAATCATCAAACACTTCATCCATGTCTAACACTGTTCCTTCTAAAACTTGGAGGCTTGACTCTTCTAAAAATTCTTCATACTTGAATCTCATAGCTGTTGGAAGTTTCATAAGAGTTAAAGACGTAATATAGCATCTTGTCTTTACGCCGAATAGCCCATTCTTTAAAGGAAATAAAAAGGTAAAAGCACAAAAGTCATCTCCTTGCGAAAGGTCAACCCCCATTGCACAGGGCATTCCCCAGAAACTTCTTTTTCTATGAGGAACTGTTTCTTCATAAGTAAAGAAATATGTGTACCCTTCCATAGGAATACCAAAACGTTTTGCAAGAATATCATTCCTAGATGCTGGAGCTTTTTCTGCTCTTTCCACATCTAACTGATAGGTTTCGTACGTAACAGTTTTGCCTAAATTCGGGTTCGCCTTTATCCACATTGCGGGGTCATTAACTTCTTGAACATCATCTAATTTGTAGTACCAAATTGACACATGAGGGTTAATGTATTCACCTTTTAAGATGTCCATTAATTCCATTTTGATTGTATCCCCCGAACTATTACGGACGGTTCCTTCTGAACTCATTGCCACAATTAGGTAGTCGTCTAATTTGGACGCTCCTTGTTCTATTGCCCCCACAACATCTTCTCTAATGTCTCCAGAAAGCCATTCATCTATTGTAGAAATTTTCGGACGCAATCCTTGAAGTTTATCGATACTCATAGGTCTGACTTCTAAGTAAGAACCAGTAAGGAAATTTTCAATCCCCTTCTTTGTTGAGGCCAATTTAACTCTATTCATCTTTGAGCCTGTAGTATTCTGTAAAGATCCTTCTGTTAGGAACTGAAACAAAGGCCCTCTAGATCTGGTAATAGCTGTTCGTATTGGAGACATTACTTCTTCTGCTTGTTTCATAGTAGGAGCAGTAGTTATCTGGTGAGTGGTTGTAGTATCTACATTTAAAAAGTAATTTTGGATGCACGAGCCATACATTGACTTCGCTGCTCCTCGAGCTACTATTAAGTATTGTTTAGAGACCAGCCGCTTTTTAATCATCTTACGGACATAACGCCCACTATGAGAATTATCTTTGGCTGGTTCGTAGATACTTCTCTCTACAAAATAAAACCAACCAAATACTTGCTCTCCCCATAATTTAAATGACTCAAGTAAATGTAAATCTGATCCATCAGTTAATGTTAATTCCTTTTCACAAAACTCAACCCAACCATCTACTGCTTTATCATCATAGTAAATACCTGGATTTGCAATCAAAGAATCTATACGATTCATCTCCATAGATATTTCTCGGCATACAGGTATCCGACCAGAGATTACATCTTCTCTAAACTTTGCATAGTATTTGGGAGTAGCTTTATTAGATAATCCCATTTTGAATTTATCCTGCTTTATTCAAAGCTTTTTCTATAGCTTTTAAAATATAATCGCTTGGCGCTGCTGCAAGTTTAGCCCCAGCTGTTTTTAAACCCGAATTCATACCTTTTACTACTAAACCAGTTAATACTCCAGTGGCAGCCCCTAATAAAATCTTAGACGCAAATCTTTGACCTTTTTTTAATGCAGAAGGATTCAATGACGCATACTGTCTCTCCATTTGAAGACGATTTATCCTTTTACGCAATTCATCATCAGACAGATTCTTAATAGCATTTTTTTCTCGATCTGCTATTTTAGACTCTATCCTAGCAATTTTTCTTTCTCTTGCTGCTTTAGCCTTATCCGCCCGATTCTTTGTAAAGTACATTCCTCTTTTGGACAAAACTTCATGTCTGTTCTTTAATCTACGCACCCCCCACTTCATACCTAAGACCCCGTAGTGGGCTAAATATGATTGATCATTCATCTGTTACCTCCTCCACCACTGGTAATGGTGGTTCTACATGTGCCGTCATTCGCCATTGTATTTGATTTATTTGTCGGTCAATTGCATCTAATAAAAAAGAAGTTGTAGGAGGATCAAATATTAATTTAACCTTCATGAACATATAGGTTTTTAAATAACCTATTAGCAATGGATCGATAACAAAATCCTCCCATAGATCTTCTTTTCCTACTATTTGAAAACCGTCTTTAGGACCGACCCCTAATTGATGTAATTCTAAAAAAGTAGAATTAATATGCATCATCACAGTTTCGTCAAAAGGGATATATTCTTCTGGTAGCCCTAACATTTGTTTAACTGCTGTTAATATACTATCCATGTTTAATCCTCCTATTTCCACGGGCAGGTATCATTTTTTTTTCTTACTACTAATACCGCTTTTGGCAGCAAATCTTCATCTCCATAATGTATAGCCTGATGCGTTTGATGCGAAACACACACCAAATATTCAGGATCATAAACATGTGGTCTTCTTTCTAAAATATCATTCTTGGTAATCGCATTCATATGATGAATTATAATTCGATCATGAAGTTCATATTCTTTTATGCCCAAATCGCAACCCTTATCACGTATAATTACTTCATCTCTAATACGTTGCCATTCCTCTGACTTGTATAATGCTTGATTAATATAGCGATCAAACCCAAAAGTCGATTCACCTACTACACCTTTTAATTTAAGATAATCATATCGCTCTTTAAATGTTTTCAACTTTTTAAATTCTGAATATGATCTAGTCATCATAATCCTCGTCATCTATAGTTTGGCCACTATAGTTTCTCATAGCGTTTAGAGCATTAGTATAAAGTTCTTCTACCCTTTTCGCAGAACGCATAGCTTCTGTTTTGGCAGTTAAATAATCTTTTTGCTCCTGCAGAATCTCTTTCTCAATTCTCTCTCTTGTAGAGCCCAATTTTAAAAAATGAGAAATAACTTGGGAAGAAGCTGTACCTTCCATCATTTGTTTCTCTGCTAATTTCATAGCCAATGCTACCAGTTGATTTTCTCTAGCTTCTGGTGTAGTACCTGGTGGTCTTTTCTTCTTAGTTTGTCTCTCGTCATCATTTGACTTAGACACTTTTTCACTCCTTTCAAGAGAGATCTAGGCACTTTAGGTGGAGATAACAAGAGTTTCAGACGTGATAAAAACCACGACTCTTGAAAGGAGAACCCGGTGTCAAACCAGTTTTGTTAGAAACCCCTGGTACCCCCGCCAAAAATGCCTAGAAAAACACCCCCGGAGAATTTTTTAGGAGGGGCGCGATACGCAAGGGGGGTATGTTACGCGAGACCCCCCCCTTATGCGTTTACTTAGGCATCAGACTCTGTTGACTCTTCACTTTGTGTATTAGAATCTAACTTTTGATTACTAATTGAATCTTCTTCTGTTACTTTCTTATAAATACCTAAATCATTTAAATCTAAAATTTCATCAATAGCTACTTCAATAGCTATACTTTCATCTTCTTCACTAAGTTCTTCTGATGTTACAACAATTCGTGCAAGGTACGCACAAGTATGGTAGCCTTTTCCTACATCATAGGCATACCATTCATCAAATTGAGTGAATGGGTTAAAAGGATTGTCTATGGTAGTTAACATTGATTTAGACATTTGTTTAAGGCTCCTTTCTATTTCGTAACCTTATTAATTGTTGTTACAGAAACACCTATTGATTGAGCTATTTCAGCAGCTGTATAACCTGATTTCTTCATGGCCTTAGCTTTAGCTAATTTAGCAGGGGAAAGAGCATTTGTTGGGCGAGGGGTAGCATACGTTTTTACTTTATCAATATCCGAATTGTCTATTAATTTAGTTAAAACATTATGCGTAAATGCCCCAGCTTGAACTGCTTCCCATTCACGAGGTGTAAAATCTACTCTATTCTTAGACGCTCCATTACGCACCCTAGCTTCTGCTATTGCCTGGCCTTTAATCTTTTTTAAGGTGGCGTAATCTTTCTTTAGATGAGGGTTCTCGTCCACTTTCATTCTAACTACTTTATCTGCTAATAATTGGGCCTGTCTTTCTAAAGGAGCATTCTTTAAAGCTATATTTAATTTAGCCATTAAAGACTGAACTTCAGGGGCATAGGCTTTTCTTGCTGTTTCTGAAACTCTCACGCTCTTAGTATGATAAGCTGCTTTTCTTGCTTGATTAGCTAATGCTTTTAGTTTATTAGCATATGTAGCATAAATACCTTCAACTATAGTGCCCGAAGATAATTCTCTTGCGTCTTCTACTTCTAACATTTTAGTAGACATTGTTATCTTAGGCATAGTCTTTATAATCTTTTCACCTTTTTTATTAATTGTTATTTTAGTGCTAATCTCATTTGTATAGGTCCATATTTTTTTACCTGTTTTAGGATCAATATCAAAATACTCGCTTCTATGCGGAACCGGTTTATCAGAAGAAGCTCTTGAAATGATCGTCGATGCTCCTGCATCTTCTCTACCTTGATATCTTTTTTTCAAAGCAGCAATACCATTATCTACAAATGATTTTTTATAATTTAAGTGGTGTTTTTCAGCATCAATTACCACCATTGAATGCCTTACTGCTCTAGCTATTTCGTCATCAACTGCGCCTCTAATTGTCATATCAGTTATTAAATTTGAAATATTACCCATTTGTAATCCTTTGGATCTCGAACTTGGCGATTTACCTTTAAAATCTACTTCACCTTTAGCTTCATTCCAAATCCCACCATCCATAGTTTTCATTCCATCATAAGGCGGATAAGATTCTCTTGGGCTAAAATTTTGTAAACCGGTCAAAGGCGAGGTAGTTTTTATAGTTTTCCCATTTGTAGGAATAACTAATACTGAATCCCCATCAAAATCTGCACCAGATAATCTTTCTGCCACCTTTGGGTGTATACCAACTGCATCTCTTGCTCTGCCTATGATTTTACTTATTAATGGCTGTCTATTATTTACTGTTAAAGTGGGGATTTCAAATGTTCCACCATGCGGATATCTAATAAGCACCACCTGTTCCCCATCATTGTAATTGGGCGCATATATTTCTTGTGGATTCATTTTAGGGAATGGCAGAATAGTATGCCAGCCTTGTCTTGGTAATGCTGCTGCTTTTAAATGTACAGAAGCTGAATCTGCGTCATCCGCAAATGACGTAAGAAGTTTTTTTCTTATTACGGGATTGTTTAAGGCTAGTATACTTTCGTATTCTTCGTTTTTTATTTTGTAAGCTAAATCCAATTGCTGAGTTACTAATGGTCGGCCTTGCTTCGACAATATTTGAGAAGACAAAGATTTAGACCATTTTTCCCAATCACCTTCTTCATATACTATATTTAAAGAACCTCTTTGCCCACCTTTTTTAATCTGAGCGCCAAACGGATTGTCTGGGTCTTCAGTCATTGCTTTAAATACTTTTTCTTTAGATGTACCTTGTTTTTTATTTGTATTATAAATCACATTATAACCTTCAGGAATATCATCCGCATACATCGCCATCCCTTTTAGATAATGTGTTCCGTCTACACCTATTCTAACTTGGGCATAATTAGCTTGCCCTAGATCTAAATTTTCTACACCTCTTCTTATTTCAATAACCCCATCTTTATCTGCCCCGCCTTCTTCATTATAGCGAACATACACTTCTTTAGAAGAAATACTTTTTATAGGGCCTAAACCATAATAAGATCTACCCTCCTCGAGAACTTGATGGTTCATAGGTAATTGAATTTGATCTTTATGGGCCTCAACTTCTTTCCAATCTGTTCCTGGAGGAGCCAAAACCATCATATGCGTATTATGTGATGTGCCTGCTTGTGGCACTTTAACAAAATGGATTGTATAACCGTCTTGTTTTAACTTTTGAACTGCTGCTTTTAACATTGTTCGGCTTTCGCCTAAATGATTTTCAATACCTAAGCCCACATCTATATATTTTTTTTCGTCAACACTAGTTTTTAAAACATTAGCTAATGAGGAAACTCTTTGCGATCTCTCTTGAAGAACTGGGTCTAATAATGCTCTAATAGAGGATTCATTTTTCCCCATTTTCCTTCCTATTTCGCTATCTGAATATCCTTTATTTTTTAATCTAACTGCTTCTGCATATAAATCAGCTCTCATTTCAGAACGGGCAATCGTTTTTCTTGAACGCAGCTCACCTGATTTCATACCCCAACCTTCAGCTATTTCAACATCAGACATTCCTTTTTTTCTTAAATCATTATATTCTCTTAAAAACGAGGCTCCTCTTTGAAACGGTTCTTCGCCACTACCCCATGGATATCGCCCCGAACGTCGAGGCATACCATAATGTTTTAAGACATTCATATTTACCCCTCCATTTTAATTTGGTCGATTAGTTTATCAAAGGCAACTATTTTATCCATAATATATAACAATTCTTCTCTAGGCGGATCTAAAATCTCAATATCATCACTTTGATATATTCTTAATTCAATCTCAATATTATTTGGATTATATTTATATTCTAAACAAAATAAAGCAGCATATATCATTAACTGCCTCATAGATGTAGGCGAAGATCCTGATTTATAATCATGAATTCTAAGAAAATCTTTTTTAAAACTTATAGCGTCTACTGTCCCAAAACAATTTTCAGAAAAAAATAAAACTTGTTCTGTCTGCATTTTAAAACCAATAGCATCATTAACATACATATTTAATGTTTGTTTTGTTTTTGGTAATTTTATACCTTCTTTGATTAGTTGATCCGCTATTCCATGTAATCGGGTTCCTCTTTCTGTCGCCAAATATTTAGAAAAAGATAAGGCTACTTTTTCTTCATCATAATTTATCCAATGATATTTACTAGCGCCGAGAAAAGCGTGCTCGCCTATGAACTCCGAATGCCTGTTGAACTTCATGCAGTACCTCCTCTTTATTTTCTGGACAAATTACTGAAGCATACGACATGTCATTTAATGCTTCCAAATAATACTCTTGATTTGGTTGAAAAGCTTCTTCTAAAGACTTTTTACATTCTAAAGCTGCCCATTTATTTTTATACAAAATTAAAAGATCGGGGAAGCCTTGAATATAATTGGCATCATTTTTTAATATTATACACCCAACAAAAATTTCGTTTAATTCTTTAATTAAAGCTGCTTGAAAACGACTTTCTAACATTTTTGGTTCTCCTTTTCACAAAAAATATAAGAAATGTCTTAACGACTTCTTCTCCTTCTATTATAAGGTATGTTTTTCACGCGAATACCTTTTTATTAAGAAGCATGTTTTCGTTAAAATCTTTCTTATGTTTTAAACAATATGCAATAGCTAAATCGATTTTTGCTCCTGACAATAAATGATAATAATATAAAGTTTTAAATTCAGTATTTAATCTATCAATTCTTCCTGCTGCCTGGTGCATTACTTTGTAAGAATAGTTTTGCGAATAAAATACAATTGTATCTGTCTCTGTACAATTCCATCCTTCTGCCCCAGATGTATACTGAACTAAATATAACCAATATTCTGTATAAGGAATTTTTTGATGCTTATGCCCATTCCATTCTGAAGTTGAAATTTCTAATTCGTTTCCAATATTTTTTAATATCTCTAACTCGTAATTGAAATTATAAAACACTATAACTTTTTTATTTTCTTCTAAAATCTTTTTTACAGCTTCAATTCTAGTAACATCAGTATTAACAATTTTACGCCATACATAACATAGTTCAGTAACATTTTTAATTGGTTTGTCTTCAAATACATTCCATCTTTTTTTTGAAACTTTTTGATATAGCATTTCGTCATGCCCCACCATAATATTTTTATGCACTGCGACTGTAGTTTTTTTATAATTCATATGCACTAATATATTTCTTCTATGCTCTACCAATTTCCAGGTATCAATAAAATGGTCTACCTTTGGATATTTTACAAAACTATTAAAAATTACATGCGACCTAATGAAATCAGTTCGGTTCTTATAAAAACCATTAGCCACGAAAACAGGAACATAATCTAACCAATTATCTCCAGGAGTGGCAGTTAATAAAAGCCATTTATTTTTTTTTGTTATTTTTAAAAAAGCTTTTACCCAAGCCCCAGACCCTACTACTCTTTGCTCATCAAATATGAAAAACGAATTTTCTACTTCTATATATTTATTTATATTATTCCAAGAATCTATTACTACTAAAATATTATCAATACTCATTTCTTGATTTCTTGATAAACCAAAATGTGCACATTCTTTATCCCATTCAAAAGTATCTCTTTTTCTAGCAGTAGTTATTATATATAAACTAATTGGCTCTTGCATCTTAAAAAATGGTTCTAAATGCCCGCCACAAATTTTAACAAAATAATAAGCTAATGCAGTTAAAGATTTTCCTGAGCCGACTCCACCACAAAGGATGGAGCCAGACCTCAGTTTTTCTAATGTATCTTTTTGATAATCAAATAATTTAATCAACTACTTCGCCCATCAATGTGGAAAGTGCACTATCTGGTACATCATAATATTTGCTTTCAAACTCATCTTCCTTAAGCGTTACCCACATCGATTTTAAATAGGCTTTTATTCCTGATTTACCATTTACTTCCCAAGAATATGGACGAATTACTAAATCTACATTAGCAATTTCTACCATATCAAGCATGTTGACTTTATCTTCTCCTATATCGGTTTTCCCTCTAGAAGAAATTACTACGATCCTTGGTGGAAACGACCCAAAAGAAACTGAAACTTGAATAAAGGGTGTAGGTGGCTCCTCTTCATCTACAGGTTTAGCCCATCTAACATTCCACCCATCTTCTTCTAATTTTAATCCTAAATCATGGTCCATAAAATAACAAAAATTGCGATTACCTGCTGCATTGTATTTTCCCTGCAAACCAGCAAAATTTCTTCTACCAATTCGAGCCCCTTCTGCAACAATATTATCAAGATAATTTTTTGGCATATTTTCTCCTTTCGATTACGAAATAAATTCCTCAAAATCTCCATACTTAGATATTGTATCTACTGCGTCATCTACTAAGGACGCAAAATAAGAACGATCAATATACTCTTCTTTTCCTAAATTTTTAACCATTTCTGCTTCCATCCAACGATATCCTTTTGAACCTGTTGCCGCATAGTATTTCCCTTCTTTTTCTCTTAATAATATGCCACCACCAAATCCTGGTCTAATTGGACAGAACTCACCTACTTTACCCACAAAATGATAATCGTGTTCCCCTTCAGCTAATGCCTCATTCATATCCAAATATAAAGAAGTAGTTACAGCTTTTGTCTCGCAGAAATCTTTAAACTCTATTGGCTCTTTACTAAATAAAGTTTTGAATACGTAAGGATGAGCAAATTGTGCACCAGTTGCAGTCCACTCTCCTTTTGAAGTTTTAGCAATATATACTGCATCATTAACTAAACAAAATTTTTCAAATGTTTCTTCATGCTCAAACTCATACCCATATTTTTTGCCAAATTCTTTTACATACTCTATGATCTGCTCAGTAGCATCAGCAATTTTTATGGAGTCAGTTTTAATATGCATAACTTGAAACCCTTTTCCTTGCACGGCATGTTTTAAATCTATCATAAATAAAGCCCCTCTTTTTGCAACAATATTATCTTTATTACGAGGATCTCTAAATTTGTTTTCAAAACTTGCTGAGGTTAAACCATATACAATATTAATAACTATTTTTAACGCATAAGCTAAATCCGAAGCTTGTTCTTCATTCTCTAAATATTTTGCTAAAACCCCATTTAACATTTTTTTTGCTTTCTTAAAATCTTTATGTTTAATGGCCACCCTAGCCTCTAAAAGCTCTTTAAACTTTGGTGTATATGGCCCAAACATATCTAACTGTATCAAACTTGTTGGGTGCATCGATACTACATCTAATAATACTACATTCGACTCTGTACCTGGTTCTGCATATACATATCCGCCTTCTCCTGGATCTTCATATCTATATGAGCTTTTTCCAAAATCAAAAGTATACCCAGGAAACATTTCTGATAAATCTGTATACACAAATTTTTCTTGAGGCTTCGGATCATCTCCAAAAATAATTTTAGCAGTATGCTGTTGGGTGGTATCGTTTGGAGTTAGACCACTAAGCTCAGATAATATAAGTCTGGCAACAAAATCTTGTTTTCTTGCTTTAAATGTTTCTTCGGTAGCTATAACATCGTTTACGCAATAATCAGCTACTTTATCCCAGTCTTTTTCAGGTACAGGTTCGTCCCATTTAAAACCTAATTCTTGTTTATGAATACCTAATTCAATTTCAAACTTTTTTAAACTTTGTTTTTTTGAAGAGAAGTCATAAATATCAGTATATGATAAATTATATGCCTCTCTAAATAAAGCATTAGCACTACCATTTATAATTTTTTGACTTAGATTAAACAATTGCTCAATAGAGTACCCGATATACTTAGCATACAAAATATGATTATCATATCTTCTACAATTAAATCCTACTAACTTAAATTTAAGAAGTTTTTCTATCATCGAAGAAGATGGGTTAATCATTTTAACTGGGGGTTTTCCTTCTGGTTTATATACCACAACAAATAAATTAGGAAAAACTTCTACATCATAAAACAAAAGAATCTCCTCCTCATAACTTGTAATTGGAGCGTTTTCTTTTTCTGATTTAAATTTCATTTTATTAACTATATCTAAACAATATGGGGCTTGATTAGTACTATTATTAGCAAAAACAAAAACTTCTTGCCACATGTCTGAAATATCATAAGCTAAACCTGAACTATGTGCATCTTCAAGAATCTTATATATAAAGTCTATACTTGGTTTTGTTCCTGGATGGAACTCTTTATTTAGATTTCTTTTTATAAGATTTCGAAGCGCTATTTCGCTTTTAACGGCTTCGACATTAATCATTTTTTCTCCTTTCAAGGGTAAACCTGATTTTAATGTAGCTAAAGGAAAATTATTACTTTTTGTAAATTTTCTTCTTAATGAGCTTTTACCTGTAAACACTTTTACTTCTATGCCATCAGAATATATTCTACTTAATTTTGTAACATCCCCTGCATATATATAATGTAGGTGTATTCCTTTTCCACTTTTACTAAACTCTGCATATGTAGGTGGCCATTTACTGGCTTCTTCCAAGTTTTTTTCTAAAGATTTTATACCTTTTTCATCTTTAATGTCAAAATCTATGACAATATGATTTTCAGGAACTTTTACATAATGAGTTTCTTTAGTATCTAAATCTTTTAAGGTGGTTTCTACTTCATCCCATTTTTTTCCTGGTATATCATTAGACGAAGCATACTGAGCTTTACAATCAGCGCACAAACCATCTATTAAAGACTCATCATGATCTAATACTAAAGACATTGGTTTATCATCTTTTTTTTCTACAATTTTTGTTGTGAATTTTTCAGCTATAAACCCAAAATAATAACTTCTAATTTGTTTTCCTTCTACACGAGTTACATCAAAAAAACTTTCAAAATAATTTTTAAGCTCTTCCCTAAACTTATGTTTGGGCAATTTAAATTCAACTAAAGCATCATCACAATACCTTTTATAAATATCATAAGCATGTGATAGAGTAACGCCATTTTGTTCTTTAAAAATATCATAATGCGCTTCCACAAAGTTAAAGAAAACGTCAGTTTGCAAAATCATGTCTAAAGGTCTATACCCCGCATAATAGTTTTTTCCTCTTTGCTGATAAACTTCTAAACAATGCCTCGCAATGGCTCCTAGTTCAAAATCTATTTGCTGCATTAATGCTTGATATCTTTTTGAATTAATCCTTTGCCCTGTTGGACGAACATCTATTAATCTTCTAATAATACCGGATTTTGCATCTGTAATCTTAACAGGTCTATTTGTGGCCATAAACAAGAAACAATTTACTCTAGCCATATAACTAGGTTTATATTTCTCATTCATTGTCATCTCTTCATGAGATATTATGGAATTAAGCTTTGTATTGTCTTCAATCTTTGAGAGATCACCATCATGTTGAATTGCGACCAGTGGATTGCTTTTGAACACCTCCGTGGAAAAAGCGTTATTAGATGAGGTGAGTGCTTTTGCTTCGAACGTCGTATAATATCCGCTGAATAATTTCTGAATGATATTAAGCATCGTAGATTTTCCTGCTCCTGCTTCACCATATAATACAATGAACTTTTGTATATCCTTTGCGTCTCCCGCCACAATAGAACCGATAGCCCATTCGAGTTTTTCACGTTCTCCTTCCGAATAGAGGGTTCCGATAATTTCATCATAAGCATCTATACTTCCTTTCTCTAATGGATAAGGCAATCTTCTACTAACATAATCTTTCTTTTTAACTTCAGTATTGGAAAAGGTTAAATTCTCATCAAGTTGGTGGGCATTATCAGATATATTTTGCATAAAATTTCTAAATAACGACCATGACTTTGTTGAGAAGTCCCCCATATATTTTACTACAACCTGTCCATCAGTTCTTGATAATACTTTCTCTTTATATTTACTAAGATCAGAATCAACAAGTCTTTGAACATCATATTCATCAGTAGACCATATCTGCCGCTCATCGTCCCATATTGCATAGAAGGACTTGCCACGAACCATTAAATCTTTAGACCTACCTACCTTAAAGTCAGGATATACTTCTACTACGCCATTCTTGACGCTCCTTTCTTTAATCTGATAAAAATCCACAAGTCTTCTCCTTTCAAATCTGTTACATTGTTACATTTTTTTGTATTTCTAAAACTTTTATATATCTTATTTTTTTCTTATATAGAGTTAGAGAAAAAAAGTGTAAAAGTGTAACAACCACGAATTAAAGCCCTAAAATGACAGCAATAAGTGTCAAAAAAGGGCTAAAATACGTGTTTTATTACCTTTTTAAGGGTTTTTTGCTGTTACACTTTTTTTTCGAAAACGTAACAATGTTACACTTTTTTGTAACAAGTTAGCATTCGTAACAATATCTTTCACTCAAATAAGCATTCAATTGATACCAAAGCTCGACCTTTCGTTGGTCTACGTCCGTATTCTTTAGAGGGAAGAATCCCCCTTCGCCGTTACGTCCGTAATCTCGCTCAAGTACTTTATGGATCGTCATAGCTACTGCCATATGCCCGCCAACGAAATGGTATTGAAAATCACTAAACCGGCTAAGGCCAATGTTATTAATTAATTCCCAAAACCATTTTCCAGGTGTGCTTTCGTGATCAGGGTCTTCCATGATATCATCCATTTTTATTGCCAATCCTATCATCATTTCTAAAACACTACATGGGCCCGCATCTAAAACAAATCTTTCGTACGGGCCTAAGTCGTGCTCCTCAATAAAAGTAGCACGTAGCTTAAGCCCGTCTTCCCCACGATTATCATCGTTAGGTACGAACCAGAAATATTCGATACCGTGTAGTCGTTTCGCAAGGATAGAATACGACTCCTTCTCAACATCTATACCAATGATATTACACAACCAAATGAAGTACTCATCACGAAGTTTATCGTCATTAAGTTCAAAACCTAATTGCCGTTCTTTAGACTTCCCCATCTGTCTTCACTTTCCTTACTTTTTTTACCACCTGTTTTTTTTCAGGTTTTTCATCTTCGATCCCCAACACTTGCTTTGAATATGAACCTT